GATTGCCGTCTTCTGATGCTTCATCTTCGCTGGTCCTTTCCTTGACCTACAGAGGATAGAGATCGCCGATCGTAACCTCGTACTCCTCGCCATCGATCAGAACGATCGCGGGAGCCGCGCCGTGCCGTACACCACGCGGCCGTTCAGGCAGGGCCACGAGTAACACACGGACTGAGAATCCGGCGCGCGACCGCGCTGCTCTCGCCGCCAGCGAGACGTAATCGCCAACTTTCATAGGTGTTCGCTCCTTCCAAAGATTGCCGTGCATCCGTGCTTCATCTGCGTGCTCCAGTCTCTTGACCGAAGAACGCAAGCGCGTCGCGTCCCTTCGCTGTCGTTCGCAGCGCACATTCCGCATAGTCCGGCACGACACAGTCGCGAGCCACGAGGTAGGCGACCTCCAGGCGATCCCGTGTAAACCGCTGGACACCCCGCTCGACGCGCCGCAGTACGGCAAGCGTCTCATCGTCCAGCGGATCACCGAGCCAATGGACGAGGTTCTGCACCGTGCCGTGCTCCGTATCCAGGTAGCTCGACCCAGAAGTATCCAACTGAGTGCCCTGCTTCATTCGCGCTGGTCCTTCCCGCCCACCATCTCCGAACAGCACCGGAACCCCGTCTGGTAGTAGTGCCAGCGCGGGGCGTGAATCAACACCGCCGACTCGCACGTCCTCGAGCCGCGGCTGGCCCAGTACCCGCCGACGAGGCACCACCCGAAGCGGCCCTCTCGGCATCGAACCCACTCCTCCACGTTCCCGATCATGTCGAACGCCCCGGAGGGCGACGCGCACCCGTCGCGCGAGCCGACCTTCTCTGAGCCGTCGAGCCGCGCGAACTCCGCGCGATCTCGGTGGGCGACCTTCGCCTCGTCTACGCTCTTCCACTGCTTTTCGTCGTTGCAGCGACCGGGCTCGTGCTGCTCGCCGTAGGGGAAGCGTACGCGCTCGGAACACGCGCGTTGCCACTCCTCGCGCTCGCAGACGCGCTTGCCAGCGCTCCGGCAGAGCGTGTCCGCGGAGAGATCCGGCATGTCCGGCTCAGGGAGCGCCGAGGCGCCGACCAGCGGGCGGCCGTCGGGGCGGGACCACTCGTGTCGGTCGATGCAGGTGCCGCCGCCGGTCGGAGCCATGTCCGTTGGGCAAGAGTGCGCGCTCGTCGAGCCGAGTGCCGCCAAGCCCGCGAAGGTGAGCAGAATAGTCGCTAGACGCCTCATCAACGAATCACCTCTTTCGTCGACAGGTAGTGCTCGGCGAACGGTCTGGCCGCATCGTCCAGTGCCGGCTCGGATCGAGCGGTCTCTGGCTGGACGCCCAGGCAGGTCAGTAGGACGAACGGATCGAGCAGAGTGCCGCGCCTCATCGACCCCTCGACGGGCCTGGTCGCGCAACGGCTCTCCAGCCGCCTCTCCAGCAGAAGGGCCGCCTCCGTGTCGCCTGCGGCCTCGGCGGGGCGCTTTCGTACCGGGTGCTCGTCCGCTTCGGCCTGCCAGACGCGCCCGTGAACGGCCATCTCCACGTGGAGATGCGGCCTGATCCGCTTGTCCGAGGCGTTGCCCGTCCGCCCCACTCGCCCGACCGGCTGGCTCGCTTGCACGTCGGCGAACTCGACCGACTCTTTCGACCAGCCACCCAGATGCGCGTACAGGATCGAGACGAAAGCCGGACGCCCGCCCACCAGCTCGTCGGGCAGCCGGCAGACCGTCTGGACCCAACGGCCGAATGGATCTCGTGTCCCCGTTCGGAAGCGGCCCGTGCAAACAGCTACCACTTCCGTTCCGACCGGGGCCAACAGGTCGAGGCCGTGGTGCCGCCGGTCACCACGACTCGCCAGGAACCAGCCGGCCCCTCCCGTGTCCACCCGAACGCCCAGGTTGATCGCCATGGGCCACGTCCACAGCTCCCGCTCCTTCGGCTCCTCTGGCGGCGGCGGCGCTACCGGCGCTGGCTTGGCCGGCTGGGGGCTGGGGGGCTCAGGCGCAGCTATCTCTTGCTGCGGGATCAGAAGAGGAGACGACCCGACGTGCGAGGCGCACGCGGCCGTCAAGAGCGCCCCCGCCCACTTCAGTTCGCTTGTCATCGCTTGCCTCGTTTCTGCGCGGAGTGGCGCCAGGCGCGCCGAACGCCCCACATGATAGCTGTGAGCAGGGTGCCGTCGTCCTGCTTCGTGGCCCGGTCGAAGCTCTTACCGCACGACACGCACCACGCCGACGCCGTGTGGGGCGCCTCGACTGGACGCGCGCGGCAGACGGGGCACAGGCGCTTCACTTTGCTCACGGCTTCTCCCACGGCAGCTTCACCTTCGCTGCGCGCGCGCGTTGCTCGGCCTGGCGCTCGGGCGTGAGCCGGCTGAACAGGTTCTCGCTCGGCTCGGCACCGATGAGTCCGATCCTGGCCGAGACGCCGAGCACCCACTTCGACTGCTTTTCGGTGAGCACGAACACCGACGCCTTGGAAGCGCGCGCTCGGATCTGCTCGAACGCTTCGAGCTGCGCGTCGGAGAGTTTCTCGCGCCACTCGGTCTCGTCGAGCATCTGGTCGAGTAGTTTCTTCTCGACGGACATCACCTGCCCCCGGAGATGAGCAGCTCGCCCACGTCGCCGCGCGCGCTGCCCTTCGAGTTCACGCGGCGAGGAGCCTGGACCGTCTCGATCTTCCACCCCTTGTAGAGCTTGCGGATGAGCGGCGTGTCGCTGTTCGAGAGCAGCACGAAGACACCGCGCTCGGTGAGCGACTGGGCAACGTCTCGGAGCCGCTCCTGCGCGGCCTCGCCGAATCCGCCCTTCGCGAAGGCGACGAAGTTTGCCGTCTTGGAGACCGGCGCGTACGGCGGGTCGAAGTAGACCACGTCGCCACTCTTCGCCGAACGCACCAGCTTCTCGAAGTCGAACGCGCAGATGGACGTCCGGCCGAGCGGCACGGCTGCCGCCCGCAGCTTCTCTGGATCGCAGATCGTCGGGTTCGTGTAGCGCCCGAACGGGACGTTGAACTTCCCCTTCTGGTTCACGCGGTAGAGGCCGTTGAAGCCGGCGCGGTTGAGGTAGAGGAAGCGCGCGCTCGCAGCGACCGGATCGAGCTTGTTCGGATCGAGCGCGCGGATCTTGTAGTAGTAGTCCTCGTCGTAGACGTGCCGTGAGAGCGCCTTGATGACGGCCTCGCAGTCGTACGCGACTGCCGCGTACGTCGTCACCAGCTCGTTGTTCATGTCTCCGATCACGGCTCGCTTGAAGCGCCCCTTCTCCGATGCGAGCGCGAAGAACACCGCGCCACCCCCCACGAACGGCTCGTAGTACGTCTTGATCTTCGCCGGGAGCCTCGGGAGGATCTCGTGGAGAAGCGCGGTCTTGCCGCCCACCCACTTGACGATGGGCTTCGCGTTGACGCCAGCGCTACTCATGCGCGCCGCCTTGCCCCGCGATGAAGGCGCGAATGAACTCGGCGGCAACTTCAGCGACGATGGCGTTCCCGTAGGCGCGCAGTCGTCCCACACGGGCGGGAGACTCATCAACCAGCGGGAATGTGCCGGGTCGAGCTGGGCGAGCTTTCCCGTCACGACAGAGCCACCACTCGGCGTCGGCCCAGAATCCACGAGTAGCGCCTGCCTCGGAAGGGGACGGCCCTTCGTACCGTACTGCTCCGAATCGCTCTTCTGGCCTCGGTCCGAGCGATGATCCCTTGCGGCCGGCGTCGCCCAGGACGCGAGCTGGGTCTGAAGCTGTAGGCTTGTCAGCGCGACGCCGATGCCCGACCCCTTCGCGCGCGACCTCTCCTTGCGCGCGAGGAACTGCTCCGGCGTCCCGCCGGCCTCCTTGGCTGCCGGCGTCGCCCAGGACGCGAGTCGTGCCGCGTCGAGCATCGTCGTTCCGGCGTGCCCCGTGAGCTTCTCGCGCTTCGGCTTCGTCGCCGAGCGCGGCCTGCCGTCGTCCATGTGCCCGTGCTTTGCCGACGAGCGTGCGTCGCTGCTCACGGGAGACGGCCACGAAGAAGAGACGCTGCCGGAGGTGCGGGGCACCGACCCCCGCAGCGCACAGATCCGCCGCCCCGACGGCGTAACCCGCGCCCTCCAGATCAGCGAGAACAACGTCGAGCCACTTGAGGCCATCCGCACTTGCAACTTGCTCGCCAACGACGACTGGAGGGCGGCACTTCTCGATGAGCCTGAACCACGCCGGCCAGAGGTGGCGCTTGTCGTCGAAGCCTTGCCGGCGCCCCGACTGGCTGAACGGCTGGCAGGGGCAGCTTCCCGTCCAGACCGGGGCGTCGTCGGGCCAGCCGGCGAGGCGGAGCGCGTAGGACCAGACGCCGATGCCGGCGAAGAAGTGCGCTTGCCTGAACTCGCGGACGTCGGCCGGCTCGAGGGCGACGATGCTCCGGTCGTCGACTTCGCCGGGCGCGATGTGCCCGGCTTCGGAGAGGTTCTTGAGCCACGTGGCCGCGTACGGATCGTTTTCGTTGTAGAAGACATCGGACAAGATCAACCTCTCTGTTCTGCGCGCTTTTGATCCAGCGACTTGACGAAGAGAACCTGTGCTGCGCCGAGCGGATCGACGAGAAAACCGACGAACATCTTCACGCCTTCTGGGAGATCAGCGGCTTCGATCGCCTCGCGCACGTCGGAGCGCTCCTTCTGATCCGCGAAGAAGCGGGCAGCCGCCAGTAGCACCGCCGCGTCGCTTCGCCCGCGACGACGCGCCGCCCGCTCTTTGCGGATGCGCTTACGCCGTCCCATCGCGCCCTCCGACCAGCCTGGAGACGCCGCTCACCGCCCGATCGAAGAGGCGCGCGATCTCATTGAGCCCCTTGCCCTCCTCTACGAGCCAGAGATAGACGGCGCGCCTGGCCGCGGTGATGGACGGTGCGCCGTCCGGGCCGTCGTAGAGCTCGCGGAGCGAGACGCGGTGCACGAGCGCGCGGGCCGCGACATCGGCGCGCAGGCCGGACTCGTCGAGCCTCGCCACGAACGGCTCGAAGGCGCGCACTCTCGACTTGGTTTGCTTCTTCTTCTTCTTCTTCATGCTCGTTCCGCTTCTTGCGCGTTCATGTTGCCTTCTTTCCCATCTTCTTCAACGCCCCCGCGAGACGCGAGAGGCCGTCGTCCTTGCCCTTGAGCGTCTCCTTGAGACCGTCGCCCGCGTCCGTCTCGACGAGGTCGAGGAAGTTGTCGAGCTTGTTGATGACCGCCTGGAGCACGAGTTCGTCTCCGGTGCCGCGCGCGATGACGTACTGGACGATCACGGGCTCGGAAGTCGAGGCGCCGAAGCGGTGGACGCGCGCCTCGAACTGGACGAGATCCCTGGGCTCCCACACGAGTTCGCCCATGACGACCACCCCGGCGAAGGTGAGGTCGATGCCAGTCGAGGCGCAGTCGATGTTCGCCACGAGGCAGCAAGCTCCCTCGGAGCGGCGCAGCTCGTCGATGATCTTCGACCTCCGAGGGATCGGGATCCCACCGTGGACGAACTTGGTCGGCGCGACCTCCGAGAGAATCGTCGCGATCTTCTCGCACACGGCACGGCGGTAGGTCCCGACCACGACCCGCTGCCCGGCTGCGAGATGCCCGCGCACCAGATCGAGCACGCCCTTGAGCTTGCCGTCGGCTGCGTTGTCGAGCGCCGCACGCATGAGCCGCTTGTCGCCTACGATCCGCGCGCTCATGCCGACGCGGTTCTTCGCCGGGACCTCGAAGTCGACGACCTGCCGCTGGAGCGCCGGCAGCTCCTTGAGCACCTCGCGCTTGGTACGCCGGAGGCAGAACCAGTTGAGCCGCTGGCGCAGCTCCTTGAGATTCGACTTGCCACCAAAGTCCCAGACGGTCTTGGTCGTGTTCTCCGGGCCGGTCACGTCGATCTTGTGCCCGCCGCAGTATCGAATCCCGAACGGGAAGAACTCGCCGAAGCGCCCGGGGCTGATCGTCTCGACGATGTTGTAGAGGTCCCGCGCCCTGTCCGTCGGCGGGGTGCCGGTGAGCGCGATTCGCCCTCGAGCCGCGGCGGCGAGGGTGTGGCACGCCTTCGACCGTCGGCTCGTGGGGTTGAGGAGCACGTGCGCCTCGTCGAAGATGAGGGTCAGATCGTTGGCGCTGTAGAGCACCAGATCGTTCTCGTCGTCGTGCCCAACCGGCTCGCCCTTCGACCACTCTAGGATCTCATCGACCCAGGCATGCACGATGTCGTAGTGGATGACAACCACGTCGGCTTCAGGCGAGATTGAATCGGCCTTGAGCCCGTAGGGCTTGAAGATGTTCGCCTTCGGCCACCACTTCGCGAGTTCGCCGCCCTTGTCCTCACGCTTCGGATCGGCTGGGCGCTCCCAGACGCCGCGGACGTGAGCGGGGCACACGATGACCGTCTTCCGGCGCAGAGCGCGCGCGGCCTTGACCGCCTGGAAGCTCTTGCCGCAGCCCATGTCATCCGCGAGGAGCGCCCCGGCGCCGGCCTCGTGGATGAGGAAGTCGATCCCCTCCTTCTGGTACTCACGCGCGCCCTCGTAGCTCACGGGGAGGTTGTGCTTCCACTGCCGCGTGTTCTCCGGGGGGTCGTCGGACCGGAGCCCCATCTCGCGGAGCCGCGCGACGACCTGCTCGATCGCGTCCGGGTAGCCGACCTGCGCGCGTGCTTGCATGTCCCAGCGAGCGCCGGGCACGCTCCGCGCCGCCTGGTTCAGCTTCGCCGAGTAGTAGTTGACCTTGACCGCCCAGAGCGGCGAGTCGTCGAGCTTGAAGACGTGGAAGCCGCTCACGGGCGCCCCTTGGCTACGAGAGCGGCGGCTCGCTTCTCCCACTCGTGCGCTTCTTCCACGCCGCCGTGTGCCCAAGTCAGCGGGGCAGCGCTGCACACCAAGTCTTCCAGCTCTTCGATCCGACGTAGCGCCTCCTCCAGCACGCGAAGCGCGGTAGGCTTCTGCTCTTCCTGCTGCACGAGGAGGCAGTAGACCGCGTCGGCCGCGAGCCAGCCGCGCTCCCACGCGACCCGCTCGTTCTGGCCCGACGGGTCGAGGGTGATGAGCCCATCGGCCAAGAAGGCGCGTGCCCCCGGCGCAGGCGTCAAAGGCCCATGGTCTCGACGGTAGATCCAGCCGGCACGGAAGGCCGGGATCTCCGAGTCCGTCTCCCAGAGCGTCAAGAGGCGCACCTCGTCGTCGTTCAAGGGCATGTTCACGGCCGACCTCCGTCGTCGTACTCGACCAGCGCGGCAATCTGCCTGAGCACCGCCGCGGCCTTCAGCCCACCTGAGAGGCGCCCTACGCGGTCGCTGATCTTGTTGGCGTGCTTGTGCACGTAGCAGGCGGCGTCGAGGTCCGCTTCGCTCGTCAGCACGCCACGTACCTTGTCGCCCGCCAAGTCGCGCTTGCTGAGCTTGCGGCCGTTCTCCAAGATCCACGACACCCGCGTCTCGCCTTTGATCACCGTCGGCCGCCAGTGCTCGCGCCAGATGGGGGCACGCGACGGCCAGAGCTGTCCGGGCGACATCTTCTCGGGCGGGTACACACGACGGTTCTCGTCGAACACCCAGACGGTCGAGCCGACACCGAAGGCAGGCTGGACGCTCATCGCCCCTTGGCCCCCACACGCTCATTCGGCGGCACGATGTGGAGCGCGAGCCCGGCGGCTGAGAGCCGGTTCAAGCTCTCGACCAGCTCATCGTAGCCGCCCCCTAACGTCTCCGGGTCGTGCACGCAGACGGCCGTGGCACCAGTGAGCGCCGTCTCCTTGATCATCCTGATGAACTCAGGGAACTTCGCCTCGTACTTCTTCTTGTCGATCATCGGAGCACCGTGAGTTTCTTCGCCGCGCGCGTGACGGCCGTGTAGAGCCAACGCTGCTGGTCCTCCGCGGACATCCAGCCCATGTACTCCGAGACGACGATGAGGTCGTCCACCTGGGAGCCCTGCATCTTGTGGCACGTCATCGCCCACCCGAAGTCGAAGAGCGCCCCTGCCGACGAGAACGAGTGCAACCCCGTCTCGCGCTCAAGGTCTTCGACTGTGCCGAACGTGGTGTCACGCTGAAACTGCGCGCGGAGCATCTCGTACGACCGCTCCTCGATCTCGTCCTCGGGGAACACGACTGAGGCGGTGAGGTGGTGCCCGTCACGGCACCGCTCCCCCAGCTCGTTCTGGAACTCGCCGTGCGGATCCTTGATGAGCTTCGGCACCGCGTTCGACGTGAGCACCCCGCGCATGCCGTTCGACACCGGCATCGTCCCGACCCCCTTCATGTTCTTGAGGCACACGACGTGCTCACCCGCCTGCGGCAGCTCGCGCCCGTGCCGCGCAGTACCGCGCTCGCGACGCACGGACAGGTTCGCCGTGAGCCGGCGCTTGTTCGTAGCGACGACGATCCCCATCTCCAGCAAGCGCGCGGGGGAGGCGTCCGCGTAGCGCGACTCGATGATCCGATCGAAGTCTCGCAGCCGCCCGAACGTCACAGCCTCGCCGCCGTCGAACTTGTCCGGCAGGCGCCCCGTCTCGCGGATGATCTTGCTCAGCGCGATGATCGGGTTGCCGGCGGCCTGCCGGTGGATCTGTTCCAGCCGTAGGCTAGGGTTCCGCATCAGCGAGCCCGCGCCGCCGACGGGCGGAAGCTGCCCGTGATCGCCTACGGCCAGGATCGGCACCCCGTACGCCCGCAGATCGCGAAGCATGTGGTCGGTCACCATGCTCGCCTCGTCCACGATGATGAGGCCGTAGTCGCGATCAAGCATCTCGCGCCGGAGCCACCCTTCGCCCCCGCACAGAAGACAGCGCCCATCCGGGCCCTTCTTCGCGTGCACGAACTTCGTCCGAGGCTTGATCGCCTCGAACTTCTTCGCGTCCATCGCGTGACGGTGCTTGACCGTACACACCGCCTCGACCGTCTCCCCGGCTTCGACGCCGGGCGTCCAGTGCAGCTCCTCGCCGCACTCTGGCGTAGGGCACGGCTTGCGGATCGGCACGGCCTGCGGCTCGCGACACGAGCACGGCCTGTAGATGAGACCGTGGATCGTGCCGCAGTACGGCCGCCGCTCAAGAGACGGCAAGCCCTCGGGACCTCGACGCTGGGCCTCGACGGTCGGGGTGCCCGCCGCCGCGAGCTTGCGGCGAAGCACGGACGACGCCTTGCCCGTGTACGCGCAGAACGCGGGAAGGCCGACCGACTCAGCGACGAGCGAGATGAGCGTGCTCTTCCCGCTGCCGGCGTACCCGCCCAGAGTGAGGATGTCTTGATCAGAGGCGGCGACCCACGCCATGATCTTGTCGTACGCCACGTGCTGGTCGGAGGAGAGATCCGAAACAGTGAGACTCACGGCGAAACCTCATCGGCGATCTTCTGGGCCTTGTACGCCGCCTTGGCGCGCACGTGCTTGTTCTTGTGGTCGCCGAGCCGCTTGAGCAGCTCCAGGTCTCGCGTCGCCGCGACCATCTTCTCCGCCTTCACCCTCGTCATCTTCGCCGGATCAATCTGGGTCATCGTTCGTTACCTTCCTGGCCTGGGCCATTCGCAAGGAGCAGGTGCACATCACCCGCCCCCTTCCAGTGAGCATGTGTCAGCGCTGTGGTCCGCCTGCGTGTTCGCTGAGACGTTTCACGACAGCGAGCTTGGGCTGGACGAGCGGCCAGAGCCGCTCCCGGTCTTCCCAGTTGAGCGCGAAGGGGATCATCTCCCGCGCGATCCACCGCGTGCTCGGCTGCATCGCTGGCAGTAGCGCACGGACGGCGGCGAGCGCCCCGCGTTGCCCGTCCTCGTCGCCACAAGCGTGCAGCTCCCAGCACGCGACGATGGCGTCGAGGGCGCGCGTGTCTTGCCCGGTGAGCGCGCCGAGCGCGTCCTTCGTGAGCTTCGATGGGCCGTGCAGGTCACGTCCGACCGCGCGCGCCCACTGCTGCCACGTTTGCTTCCTCACGACTTCTTCTCACACACAGGCCCGAAGCCCGTAGCGATCGACTCTGGCGTGGTCAGCCGTCGGCCGCACCGACCGCAGCGCCCCTCATGCCAGATCGCCAAGTTCGGCGGCATGCGCCCTTCTGAGAGATGTTTCCATGCCCACGAGAACGCGACCGCGCTCGGAGCATCCGAGGCGATTCGACTCTTCCTGCCGTGCACGTACTTCGTCTTCTCGAAGAGGCACCCCAGGTAGTCGTAGTCGCCTCCGTTGTTCGGGCCGACGAGCACCGAGACGAAGTGCGGCGGTACGCGGGTGTCGTCCGGCTTGGGCTCAGCAAGCCGGATCCGGTACGTGAAGCGCGCCCCCGTCTTGCGCGACTCGAACGTGACGACGGCGTTACCCGCCAACAGGAAGGGGACGGTAGAGGAGGCGTCCGCGAACTCGGCGCGGGGCCCGGGGGCCTCGGCGGCGTCGTGGAATAGGGCGGCCTGCATCATGCTGGGGTAGACGCGCGGGGTTCGACGGTTATTCACCCTCCGTACACCTTCTTTTCACCGTCGGCAAGTCCCTTCTTCCGGCCAGCCTCGCGGGAAACCGGGCTTGACGGGGTGCGCCGGAACACGGACACTACCTTTCGACAAGATGAGCCCCCCTCCTACCGCGCGACGCCGCGTGGTCGAGGTCCCCACCCGACGCCCGCCTGCGGAGCTTCGGGCTCTGCGTGCGATCGTAGAGGAGGACCCCGACCCCGACGTGTCGTACCTCGCACAAGAGGATCTCGCGGAGCGACGAGCGGCGCATGAGCGCGGCGAGTTCGGTTTCTGCGGCGTGCGCGTCGAGGCCGACGTGCTCATCGAGGGCACCGAGCAGACGCTTATGAGCCCGGGGCTCTGGGGGGTCGAGAACGATCTCGGCGACGACGAGCTCGACCAGCTCGTCGCGGAGGAGTGGTCGGCGCTCCGCAACGTGCTCAAGGCGGTGGGTGTGCCGACCGCGCAGCTACCGCTCGACGCTGACCGCGACTGGCTCGAATGGAGGACATGATCATGCCAAGAGGAATCCACAGAGACGCAAAGCATCTGCACGACATTCTCGCGCAGGGTATTCTGCTCCACAAAGACCGCATCGAGGGCTCGGTCGATCTCAACGATGAGAGTCCCGTCTACGTCGGGATCATGGTGGACGTGACCGGCTACGGGCCGCACATCGGTGCGCTGTACGTCGATCAGAATCGTTTCCACGGGCACGTAGACACTGCGCTCCAGGGGGCCAACGAGATCCTCGAGCAGTGGGTGCTCGACAACACCGACAAGGAGTACATCGACGAGCTGGAAGACGAGCACGGCGACGAGTGGCACGACGTTCTCACCGAGACGTTCGACGGGTGGGGATTCGAGCTTGACCCGCACGAGTTCGTCGAGGCGATCCGTGGAACCGACGCCGAGAAGTTCATCGACGTCGAAGAGGCAAACGACGACGACGACGACGACGACGACGACGACGACGACGAAGGAGACGACTGATGGCTCGACGAATACAAGAACTGGAACATCTCGCCACGCAGGAAGTAGGCAAGGAACGCAGCCCTCTGATCTTCGTGACTGAGAACGGCACCGTGCGTGCCGTCTTCACGCTCCCGTCCGACATGGATGCGGCGGTCGAGTTCGCGCACGGTCTCTCGCGGAACCTGCCGGTCGTCATCGAAGATTGCACTGGCGTCGCGTGGGAGAACGCGATGTCGCAACGACAGCAGATGGAAAGGGACGAGTAATGATCATCCACGTCGGCAACGCGCGCTTCATCGACGGCGACCCTGTAGGCACGGAGCAGCCGCCGCTCGACATCTACCCGTACGCCTACTTCCGCTCGCTCGAGCACGTCGAGTTCGGGCTGGTCCTGACGAACGGCGGACCGAAGGGCGACGAGATCGCCTCGGTGAAGGTCGGCCAGTACGGCATGGAGCCGCTCAGCTCGTACTGGGAGTTCGACGACGCGCTCGACGAGATCGAGAAGGGCTCGAAGTACGCCTTCGAGGAAGTGCCGTACGTCGAGGTGCAAACCGAGGATCAGTACAACGAGGTGCTCGACGCGCTCGAACTCGAAGAGGATGAGGGTGACATCTTCGACGGGCCTGGTCTCTACGACTTCCGCGACACCCCGCCGACCTACCAGGGCACCGTCGAGGATAACGAACTCGCAGACATGGAGCGCGCGGCCGATGAAGCCTTCGAGTTCATGTTCCAGGGCGACGAGTGGAACGACGTCTACCAGCAGCTCGCCGAGGAAGCCGACGACGACAACGAAGAGGAAGACGAGGACGAGTGATGGCAACACGCAAAAGAAGGCAACTGGTTCTCCCTGGCTTCCCTGACGTCCCCGGACGGATCGACATCGCGATCCCAACGATGCCCTGGACGCAGATCGGCGGGGACATGGATCCCGGCGCCTCTGGCGGCACCATCGCAACGGCCGACGGGGAGCACATCGAGCTGCTCAAGATCATGCCGGTGCGCGAGTACGTCGGCGACAAGGAGGCCGCCGACGTCGGCTTTCCGTTCTGGACGAAGGAGGCGTACTTCGATCTCGCCGACCTCGACCTGAACGACAAGGACGTTCAGAGCGCGCTCCAGTACACCGGCTTCACCGAAGGTGATCAGAAGTTCTGGTTCGAGGAGGAAGCGACGCCCGAAGAGCGCGCGCTCGTGATCGCCGAGGCGCTGCTCGACTACGGTCGCGGCGACGAGGGCCCCTCGGGCTGGTCTGAGGATCTCCCCGACATCGAGGTGAGGTGGTGGGGCGACAAGGTCGCGAGCCTCTCAGAGTACGTCTCCGACGAGGACGAGTCGTTCCGCGACGACATCCTCGGCTACGCCGATCTCCGCCGGAAGCTCGAAGAGGAGGTCGAGCGTCAAGCGGACATGAGTTCGGCGACGGCGTTCAGTACGGTCAGCGACCAAGATGTCATGGATCTGGAAGACGCGGGCTACGATCCCGAGTCGATCGTCGGGGTGGCCGAGTTCGGCGATGCCGTCGGCGTCAACGGCGACATCGAGACGGAGAAGACCCTCGCGGGCGTCGAGAAGGATCTCGAAGCCGAGGGCTACGAGATGACCGACCTCGGCGGGCAGATCCCGGCGCAGGAAGGCTACGCCTACGCCGAGCACGTCATCCGCGCGGTCGCGCGTGATACGGGCTTCTCGGAGGACGAACTCGAAACCGCCGCCAAGGGCCTCGACTGGTGGCAGGAGGAGATCCCGTGGGGCACGAGCGGCTGGGGCTCGGTCTGGGCCAAGAAGAAGGCCGGCTACGAAACGGAAGAGGCGCCTCGCCGCGCACGAAGGAGACGTTGAAGATGGCAAGGGACCGAGCGTTCGCGCAAGCTGGGGCGCACATCCAAGACGCCTGGCACTACTTCGACACCATCCTCGGCGGTGACACGTTCGGCTGGGAAGGGCGCTCCCTGAAAGGGCGCGTCGAACTTTACGAAAGTGGCCGCGAGCGTCTGATCGAGGCCCTCGATGCCGGGCACGGCGAGCTGGATGATCCCGGCACTGTCGCCGACGAGATCAACGATCTGCTGTACGTGGACGACATCGAGGACGAACGGCAGCTCAAGGACGGCGCTCGCCGCGGGCGCACCCTCACGGAGAGGTTGGCGCGAGCTTGGGGCGTCGATCCGGTGACCGGAGTGGCCCCCGAACACTACTAGCCGCACCCGCGGTGTGAACGCACTCAAGCGATAAGAAGGAGACAATGACCATGGCGACGAGAAGAGCACGGCAGTCCGCCCCGAAGGGGCGCAAGGTGCGCGCAAGCAGTGGGATGCAGCTCTACGCGAACCCGTACGACACGAGCGCGAACGGCTTCTACTTCGAGTCAGCGGAGGACTTCGACGAGAAGTTCCAAGCGCACCTCCCTGTCGAAGAGTACGAGATCGACTTCATCGACGGCACGGGCGAGGAGGCGGCGCTGTTCAAGGTCGCACGTATCAACCAGTCGAACATCGCAGAGTGGTTCGACGGTGTGGATCAGCTTCGAGACCACGAGATGGCCGCTGCGTACTTCCTGCTCGACAACGGCATGGTCAGCACGTTCTCGGAGGCGGTCGAGAAGGCGGACCAACTGATCTTCCGCGAAGGCGACGTCAAGGCGTACGCGGAGTCCTACATCGACGACA